AACACCGGATTCATTAAATGTACCGACTGGGTATTAACCCAGCCCAAATCAAATGATTTAAATTTATGAACCAGGTATAACCTGTTGACCCTACTAAGGTGAAGTGTTACCTTACCCGTTACGAGTCCGCATCTCTTAAGATACGCTCTGGTCGATCCAGAGATTTATTGGTGGATTGGTTAACCACCGCACGACTTTATACAGACATACATTGTTTATTTGTTTTTATATTTTTAAGTTTGTGCTTTAGACCCCTCTGAGGCACACCCGAATGCGATATTTACCAAAAAGATATAATATTTCTTCGGGTGCTAAACACGCCACCATAAATGGTGACTTAACCCTGTACCCTTTTAAAGTAGGTACAAACTTGTGGTACAATCTTCCTAAAATGTGTTATCCGGTGATGTAGACACAAAGGAATACAAAGTAGGAACACATATAAAGAAAATAGGATCAAAATCAACTCCACCAGCCATAAAGATATCCACAAGTGGCCAACCTTCATCAACAGAAGAGGATGAACTTCCACAGCGCATAGATGTAACTAATTTTAGGCTTTCTTGCTCGCTGTAATCTCCCAGAACATCACGTCTAGTAACATACGCCGGACGAAATTTCCATCTGGAATATTGTGGAGTAACAACAGACAAAGCACTCTGAGTATTAGCATTAGTAATAGCCATACCTCTATGACCCCAAGCACCCCGTGTAACACCTAAAGTAGATGATAGTGGAATGCGTGAGGCCGTAGAAGGTTCGGTAACCAGTGCACCAATTGTAAAGCGATTAATAGCTTGTGCTGGAGCTACATCCAAGATATGAGATCTAGGATCACGTTCCACAACTATTTGATCAGGTATTGGTTGCCCATTGGTGATAACATTATACTGATGTACAATAGAACCACGATACCCGGCGAAACAATTAGTAATCCAATTAATTGGATGTGTAGGTGAATACTGAAACTGGTCTTTAGTCGGTGTAATGATACCCACAGCGTAATTCACTCCCTGGGAGGTAAATCCATAGTCAACTGGAAAACGTGGAATATAATTAACAAGATTATAGAATCTTTTGGTAAAAAATACCCCAGAAGCTGAAAATGGATTGCCAAGAAACTCACGATGATAGAAAGAAGTTCGGTGTAAAATTGTTCTTAAAGAGGCTACTGTTTCCCCAACAGTGATAACGTTTGTATCAATGGGAATATGAGTATCTCCTACATCAACAAGCTGTTCTTCTTCCTCACCACTCTGCACCTCGAGAAACGACCACAATGGCGTCTCATTTGGTTGTGCAAGTTGAAAATCTTCAGCTGTATGAGCAAATAGTAAAATATCAATTTCCTGCGACGTTGCGGGACCAGTTAACTCGTTCAAAACTGATATGCGCACGTATCCATTGAATGCCTTCTTATCTGTTGTAACAGTACCACCAGAGGTGATAGCCCAGTTATTACCAGTATTAGAAGTATTCAACCATGGGTCCTGAGCTTTATACGGTATCGTAAAAGTAACTTCAGTCTCCAATTGTAAGTCCACAATACGTGTCATTGTAGTACTCTCTGCATTGGTTAATGGTACCTCTTGAGGATCCCATGAGATCTGCAGACGACCTGTGTGATAACGTGTCTTAACCAGACGGATAGTATAAACCATACCGCCGCGCCACTGCGAAAACATAGCAGCACAATGTGCTGCTGGTGTATTATTGATAAAAGTTTGACTGATACCAGCATTTGAACCATAGTTTCGTGGTGTAACGGGGAAACGCATAAGTTGAGTGCCAGGTCCCTGAGCTTCAGTCCAAAGAGCACCAGTTATAAAAGATTCGCGTGCGCAAAAATGTGATATAACTAATTGATCTTCATCAGGAGCACCAGTGACCTTTTTATCAACAGTGATTTCGTTTTTAGGATCGATGGTTAGTTTATCCATAGGAACACTAGTTTCCACCGAAGCAAAAGAATGAAACGCCTTAGGATGGTATGGCATGACATCGCTAATAACTGGAGGATTACTAAAACCGAATAGTGAGGCAATGCCTCCTACAGCTCTAGCGCCAATCTCAGTGGCCCGTGCTAAACTACCAATTACTGGAGTATCAGTTAATTTTGCAGCAACATTAGCAACAGCCGTAGCAGGACCACTGATAGGTCCCACGCTACTATACTCATCTGCTTGCAAAACTAGACCTGACGTCAAACCAGCTAATTCCACATCCGTGGCCCATGCATAACATGTTACTGTTACATTAGAACCGGTAGCACCATTGGCACTACGTAACTTCGAATATAGAAGGTAGGTAATTTGGCCCATATCATTGAAATCTGAGTTCTTATTCATATCTAACCAAGCATGAGGCCATAAGAAAGGGAGTTCCATTTCCACAGACGTCATATCTTGTGGATATATGAATTCACCAGGCATCTGCGAAAATTTAATTTGATCACCAGGTGTAGATTGCACTATATCACGTGCGCCACCATCCATCGGACAGTAACACACTCGCATTGCTCCATAATAAAACGGAGAAGCGTTCACCACAAATTTAAGATGTAATTTAGCCCTCAGACGCGCAAAATTTGTAATCTTATTCTTAATCGAAGTAGTATTAAAGAAAAGCTGCCAAGGTTTAAATTGTTTCATAAGGGTTGTGGTGGAACCTTCTGCCCATGAAAATGTATCTATGGCAACGGGACGTTCTAAAAAACTTCCCAAACCAGCAGATACATCAACATCAGGTTTGTAGGACACCATAGGTGCACTACTATAATTGCCCAAACCAGCATCAGCAAATTTTAAATTTTGCTGTTGTTGAACATGAGCAGAACCATCCTCCAATTCAAGAGATTGAATCTCTAGGTGTGAGAATGAAAATGTGCGATTTATTGGAGTTTCGCACAAAACTCTTTCATATGTAGCAGTAGATGGATGAATTCATCATCCTTTACATCTATAAGGGATGATATATTTTGTGAAATTGGCGACTAACTGGCACCTTTCCTAAATAGGAACTTCCGGGAACGCCGAAGTGAGTAATATGCATATGTCCACGCTCTTCTAATTGTAAATCACAAAATCGTTTTATTGGAAGCAGTAACTACACATGCATGCTATTGTTTGGTTTAGTTTCCACCAAGACGCCATAACTTACGCCTTATGTAACATGGGGTTTTCTGTTATCGCACCACCCCATAGGTGCGCACCAGGGGTATTTATCTGGCGCCCCCCCGAGGCGCGTGGCCACCAATTTATGACGACCACACAAATTTACCCAGTATATTCTGGGTGGTTTCAGGTTCACAATCAAGATAAGCTTGCGATGCTTCCGTAAAGCGCTCTTTAAGTTCTTCCCAAGTAGGGAAAACTCCATCATCTATATAACAAGACAAATCAGCTCTATCTAGGAGCCTACGTAAGTACATTGATTGTTCCTCGAACTTCTCCCGACCATGGAAAAACCACTCGGCTACAGCAGATCGCACAATATCGACAGTTTGCTTTTGAGGGCTTTCTGTTTTACTGGGTATGAAAATCATAAGACTCTTCCATATAGACTTGGGATCTAATGTAGCCATATATGCATTCAATTCAGGTTCATATCTGAAATTTCGTTTCAAAAAAGAAACTTCAGATATCATAATAAAGGGAACACTTTCGGCATACTTATCTGCCATCGTGTACCCTATACCAACCTCAGACAAA